TAGGAAGAACAGTATCAGCAGCAACAGTTCCTAAATCTTGTAAACCTACTCTTTGATATAATGCTGATTCAGCAAGTGAATCAATATAAGCACCAACAGATGTTGGAGCAATAGCAGATCCAGTTTGATCAATAGCTCTTTTTTCTGACATAAAAGTTGGTAAGCCAATTCCTTGTAAACCTTTTCTTGCTTCACTTTCAGCTTGTTGATGCATTTCTGCTTCTAATCCAGTTAAAACTCCACCATTTCTGATTTCATTAACAGCCTTAAATAAACTCCATCCTCTTATTGCTTTATCAGTATCAACAGAAGAAACAACAGCACCACTTGAAGCAGCAGCAATTTTTAAATTATCTTCTATTTTTTCAGCTCTTGTTATAGAAACATCATTATCATCTATATTAGCTAATAAAGTATCTACCTTTTCATTTTCTTTTTTTGTTAAATCACGAGTTTCAGTTTCAGCAAGTACCTTGATTGATTCAAGTTCACTAATCAAATCTGAACGTAATTCTTTTAATTCTTTAGAATTTTTCATTTTTCAATTTTTAATTATTTAATTATTTTCTTTTTATTAATTCAATCTTTAGTTTTGCTAATGATCTGCTAACTAAATCTTTTTCTTTTACTTCTTCTTCTTTTACATTTTTTTTCTCTAATGTTTCTTTATAATCTTTTAAACCTCTTTGAGCAACTACTAAATCACTTTCAGCTTGAGAATAAGCTGGATAAGAAACTGGAGAAATATCATACAGTCTTTCAATTTTATTAATTGTTCTTATATTATTTCCTTCATCATCAGTTGACCATTCATCACCACCATCTGAAATTGAAAAAGCAAATGAGCTTTGTGAAATATCACCTCTTTTCATTGATACTGCTAAATCTCTGCCGTATGATGTATCAGGCATTTCAAATTCATATCTTAATCCTTTATCATCATTTTCTAATTTTAAAGTTCCAGCTTTTGATCTTGCTAAAATTAAATTTTGATCATGATTTATTAATGCTCTAACATCTGATTTTTCTATGAGTTCTGGAGTAAAAGCATTTTTTGAAATATATTCATAGAATCCTCCGAGATTTTCTGATCTTGAATTGTAAACAGAGGCATGACCAACTACCACATTAATTCCAGCATCATTAGTATCAATTCTAGATTCAATATTAAATGTTCTTTTTTCTTTCATTTTATTTTTTTTTATGATCCAGTATTTTCATCTGCATCTGTTCCAATTTTTTGAATTGTGGTCATATTCATTTGTGTTAAATGTTTATCACCATCTGGTATAGCATTTAAATCTTCTAAAGCTCTTACTTCATTAATACTCATAATTCCAGTATTAATCATCTGTGTATAATAATCACTTCTATCTTTTGTATTTCCTCTTAATAATCCACCTACATTAAATTTAATAAATACTCTTCCTAATTCAGATGTTCTAAATAATTTATTATTCATCTCATTTTCAATCCTTGTTATATAAGGTAATAAAGAAAAAGTAACAAATTCTTGAGATTGCATTTCTACATTGTTAAAACTTGATTTTGAATTATCTCCAAGCATATGATTTGGTATATTCCAGATTCGCCCAATCTCTTGAATTGAGAAGGTACGAGAGGCTAAAAATTGAGCCTGATCTGGTGAAATTCCGACTGGTTTAAATGTTAATCCTTCCTCTAAAATTGCTGTTTGATTACTATTACTAACACCAGAATAAGCTTGGTTAAAGCTTGTCTTTAATCTATCAATAGCAATTTCTGATAATTGTTTCTCTGTAGAAAGTACCCCAGACAATTTCGCGCCATTTTTGAAAAATGAACTTCCGAATTTTTCTACATCCATTCCCCAACCTATTGCTTTTCTATGATTATCTAAAGGACTTAAACCACAAATTCCATCTGATGTCATACCAGTAAAATGCATAATATCATCTGAATTATAAATTTGACCTGAATCACCATCTTCATAAAATAATACATTATCTTTTAAAATAACTTCTATATCTGCATAGTTTAAAGGATATAAAGCAGTAACTTTTGATAATCTATTTCTTTCAATAAAAACATACGAGTTTCCATTTATACATAAATCCATCATTATCTTTTCAAAAAAAGTAATTTTGTTTTGATATTTATTTGGTTTAAATTTTAATAAATTATATAATGGACTTTTTACTGTTTCAGATTTATCACCATTATTTTCTAAAGTAAAAACAGATATTGGTAATGATGAAACTGTTTCAGATAATATTCTAACTGCTGACCAAACTGCTGTAAATGTTAAAGCTGTATCAGCTGTTACAGTTGTTCCAGTTGAAAATAGTGAAGAATATCCAACTGCCCTTTGTTCTGATTTCTCAGTTTGAGGAACAAAAACATTTTTAATTCTATTGAGTAAGCTCAAAATAAT